ACTAGGGCAGCAAGAGATACTACCGCGGACTCGTTAAATTCTGTCCCCAGTGTTTCAAAATCGTATATCATACTTTTCATAATCTCTCCTCTATATATTCTCTTAAATTAATTTTAGGTTTCCAACCAAGCGCAAGTAACATTTTGTTATGTACTACTCCACCCATTCGATTACCAGATTTCTCTGGTTTCATATCAACATCCACATCTAGCATTTCTGCAACATCTAACATAGAATACGAGGTATCGTTACCAATACCCCAACCATCACCACTACCATATTGCATAATTCTAATCAAACCATCAACAGTATCATCAACGTGCGTGAAGTTTCTTTCTTGTGTTCCTGGACTAGTAATGGGTAACGAAGTAGCTCCTTCTTTCACCATTTTAAGAAATTTAGCGATTACAGTTGCATACTTGCCATCACTGATTTCACCATCACCATAAACATTATAAAAATAAACAATTGCATAAGATAGTCCACGCCATTCTGCATATGCTTGTAGTAATTCAGTATTCTGCGCTTTAGTATATGCATATGGACTCATCATCTTACCATCTTCTCCGATAGAGAATTTAGTGGATGAACCAGAGTATATAAACTTGGCGTCTGAATGTTTTGCAAAATCCAATACAGTAGGGAATGAATGATAATTATAATCCATTACCGTCTTATAATCAAAGAAGGATTGTTCTACTCTAGCATATTCTCCGAAATGGAAGATATAGTCGAATTGATTAGGTTCATGGCCAAAAATATCAAATAGATCAGCCGAATTACCCTCTAAATAATGAACACCTTCGTGATGATTTAAGTTACTACCAGTAAAGTAGTTATCTAAAGATACTACATAATAGTCTAACTCAGCAAGTTGCTTACATAGATTAGAGCCGACAAAGCCAGCGCCACCTATAACCAAAACTTTATTTTGCATGTTTTTACCTTTTATTAGTGTATATTATAACACATTCACGGGTATTTGTCAACCCTTTAATCACCTTCTTTAACAAAGATTCCATCAACCATTCTACCCTTACGGTCTTTAATATCTTCATACGCAGTACTTACACATTCTGTAAGTGAGATACCATTACGTTCAGCGATGTTAATTAAGACCACAATAATGTCTCCAATATCATCTTTAATATCTCTGCCTTTACAGATATTATCTGATAATTCACCCATTTCTTGGATTAATTTGGCTAGTTGGTCCTTATCCGTAGCACCTTCGATTAGGTTTCTATCGTAGTGCCATGTTTTAATCTTATTAATATCTTCGATTATTCTTTGTGTTTCTTTACTAATTGTCATTAAATATATCCCTCGTGTATGTTTTTTCTATTACGTCTTTTAGACTATCATCAATCCTATTGGTTACAATAAGATCGGCTAATTTCTTAAATTTTTCGTGGTCTGTTTCTACAACACAACCCATAAAGTCTTTACTCTCCAGAGTTGGTTCATATATTACTACCTTAATCTTGTTATTAATTAGTTGCTGAATAACACCTTGTATTGCAGAACTTCTAAAATTATCCGATCCGGACTTCATAACCAATCGGTGAATACCCACTACGGATACGCCATCACACTGTAGTATCCTATTAGTTATCCAATCTTTTCTGTTTTCATTCGCATATACGATACTTTGGATAATTTTATTAGGTATTCTTTGTTTACGGAAGTTAGCCAATAGCTGTCGGGTATCTTTGGGGAAACAGTAACCACCATAACCAAAAGAAGGATTACAATATCCCTTACCAATTCTGTGGTCAGATGTTACCCCTAAGATAATTTCTTCTGAATTCATATTCATAGATTCTGCATACATATCAAGCTCATTAAAGAATGAAACTCTCATGGCGAGATATGTATTTGCGAATAATTTAATTGATTCCGCTTCTGACTTACCAGTATAATAAACAGGTGCTTCTGGATATTCTGGTATAATAGCTTCTTTTATAAGTTTTGCGAACTCTTTTGCAACCGAACCTTTACTACCAATAACAATTCTTTCAGGTCTTAAACAGTCACGTAATGCACTACCTTCTCTCAAAAATTCTGGAGAAAACATAATATCTAACTTACCAAACTTTGTTTGCATACTGCGTATGAAACCGACCGGTATTGTTGATTTAATTACTATGTGAGCTTCTGTGTTATAATCTAAACAATCTCTGATACAAGATTTAATACTATCAGTATTAAAGTAATTTTTAGTTTCATCATAATCTGTAGGTGTTGCAATTATTACCCATTCTGCATTTTCATAAGCAGTTTTACTATCTGTAGTAGCGGTGAGAGAAAGTGTTTCGTTATCCAAATATTCTTGTATAGCTGTATCTTCAACAGTAGACTGTTTATTGTTAACCATATCAACTCTGTTTTTATCAATGTCTAATATAGTTACGTTATTATATTTAGCCAACATTGTAGCATTAGCCATACCAACATAACCTGATCCAACTACTGTTATATTTCTCACATCCACCCCTTAATAATATTGGCCATAATTAAAATTGCACAAAGTAAATTAACACCCAAGATAACTGTTCGTATAACTGTTATTTGATTCTCCACAGGAGCTGTATCTTCATCATTAAATGAACCCAGTGCATATTTCCAAATTGTCCAAAATCTTTTCATCACTTCCTCAAAAACTCATCAATCAGCTCATCTTCAGTCATTTCTTTGCCAAATATGTGTATCAACTCACCATTCTGGTATCTTTTAATAATACCATTTGCGAATTCCATATCAGTTACACATTTATCATTAGCAGTATCTTCGGGTCTATCGTCATAATACATAGATCCTAATGAGTGGGTATGTACTGCAGTAGGCGTCGATGCCCATTTAACTGCTTTCTCTCTTATTCTCTGTCTTTCGACTTCTTCATCATATTGTGTCATAGTTGATTCCTCATTACATATTCTAAGGCTCTATCAGCCTCTTTATCAAGTGGTCGTTTATCGTACCAGTTACCTGTATCCATATCCAGTTCTCTACACATCCAGGCTATTTCTTTAGCTGTTATAGGGTATTTAGCCTTTATAGCATTACCAGCCAGAGCCACCATAATTTGATACATCTTATAGTACCAACCGGATCCACTTATAACTTTATAATCTAGTTCTAACTGTCTTGGAAAGAATGGACAATCTTTATATGAAGTCCATTTAACATCCGTATTAGTAAGAGAATTCTTTGTATGATTGACTAATGCTTCTTGCATAGATTTAGGTAATTTATCAAAGAATGTATTACCACCTTTCTCAATGTATTCATGAGCACTCATTAGTGTCTCTGGGTCTATATGTTCACCCTCATTGGTAAAGATAAAATTATTCGCATTAGCATATTTGCCAGGAATATAGTACATTCTTGATAAATCTTTAGTTTGGATATCACCCATTTCACCAAGTTCTGTATTAAGAGCGAACCAGAAATGTTTTATTTCTTCTCTATCAACATCTCGCGATAGAGGGAATACCAATCTGAATTTAGGACTTTCTTCTGTAGATGATGCGGTAGAATAGCAAACAAAGTAGTATTTACCACATTTGTTCTGTAAAAATTCTTTTAAATCTCCAGTAAAATCATCTACATCTACTGCACACCAGCCACCCCATTTAGTAACATTGTCATTCTTTCTTGTAGTACCTTCGAGGTAAGACGCTGGAGACATGAGATACGCAGATTTCTTATCTTTTCTGGGAATACCTGCGAGTTTATATAGTACTTTCTCAAATTCTTTGAATGAATCGAAGTCAATCTTGTTGACTGTCTCAGTCTTATATAGTGATTGGAATAGCGTACCTGATATCATAATAAGTATATTATAACACAATTAAGTGTCAATGTAAAGGGATTTTTAAAAAAATTCGTCTAGTGATGATGGTTTATTTCTCTTATATCCTACTGCATCCATTTCTCTAGCCAGTAGACTTCCGTCTGGTATATTGTTCCAAGAGTCAGAGTCAATTTGATCTGCATTCTGGAAAGCACTCTCAAAGAAGTGGGCAACAATATATGAGTTCTCCATAATATCATCTATGGAAGGTAATGTATGACCAAATATAGCAGTGTTTCCATCTAACCTAGACGGACTTTCTAAACTATAACATTTACCGACACCTAACCAAGCAGGTAGAGGGCTCATATAGAGTGGTTCAAATACTTTGGCTGTTGTGTCTCTATTAGCGATTGCCTTTACAGTCCATAGAATGGAATTCCATTCATCTGTGCCACCCTTAGGTTCTACTTGAAATTTAGCAATTATATCATCTGATAATTTGGACATTTCTTGTTGTGTAGTTTGCCCGATCTTAATAGGAAATGCAGTGAGTGCCTTTCCGTCCCAGGAGCCATCATGGACTGTCATTGGTGGTTTCTTTGGTCCCCATTTAGGAGCCATGCTGCTAGTTTTCTTAGCAGGCATTGTACTAAACCAAGAGTCATATTCTGGAAATGGTCGCAGACAAACAGAGTCCATATCAAGTACAATTCCTAGTACTTCACTTGCCCTCTTAACTCTGACTGCATCTGCCACAAAAGCGATCGAGTGTCCCCATGATAACCCATTAAATACGGCTTCATGAGAGATAATCGAACTAGCGTCTTTTATAGTAATACCATTATAATTAAAATTAGAGACTTTCTGATGTGTCCATACTTCTACATCATTACCAAGTTTTTCATGGGATTTAAATACTAAATCGTGTAATGGAGAAAATTCTAGTTCGCTTTCTCTCCATTCATCTACTGTTTTGTAACCTGATTTTTCTGGTATGTTTGACCAGTAAAGTATAATCTTAGCCATATTAATCTAATACTTCATCTATTTCCATTGTGTCCATTTGATGTTCACCTACAAATCTTTCAAGGCTATGAGCTTTCTTATCCAAAACTGGATACCAAATACTCTTGGTTCTATGTGTCATGTTTCTCTGACCAATAAGTTCGGCAAATTCTCTGTAGTCCTCTTCATTTCTGAAACGAATCTTGATCATCTTATGTGCTTCAGCCTGTGGTTGGTTGAAATCTGGCATATCATCCCAGTCATAAGGTGTTGTTTCTTCTTCACTACCATCTAACACAAATAAACTTTGTGGTTCATAGTTGATAGCTTTATTTAAATCTTTATTCGACATTTAATTCCTCCTGCTCGTCCAATGTATTAGCTGATTTTAATTTTACTAAATGCATTCCATAGTTATTAGTACCTTTAGGAATATTTAGCCCTGGTTTTTTAGTGGGTTTAGTATTTTGAAAAACCGTATAATCAATATGATGATGCCAACGGCCCCACTTTTGTGTAATCTTTACTTCGTCTGGATGTTGAGCATGTAAAGATTCTGCAAACTCTCGTCTATGGTCAAAGTCGTCACCACCCACTCGGTCATGTTTAGTACCTGCTTGGTCTATACCATAAACCTCTTTAGTGTTACCACCTTTCATTGTTAATGTTGCGACTTTACCACATAACATTGCATTAAACAAGTATGTATGGTAACCGCCTTTCATGACTCTCAATGACAGATCTGTATCCTCATTGAACTTACCACGCCAGTAGAGTTCTCCACTTTCATATACATCATTAGATAAAAGAATACATGAGTAAACTCTGGTATTGTGATAGTAAGGTGGTCGTTTGGTAAAGGCAGGACAGAAGAAAGCATAGTTCATACCAGACATTTTAACATCAGTATACCTATCAGTAAAGTCTTCGCATACTCTGAAACATGCTGGTGTGGTCATTTTGGTCTTTCTATTATTATGTAACCTATAGAAGTTGTGGATATTATCATCCATAATCCAATGACGTTTGTGGCCTTCGTTAATAGAATGTTCCCACACCCAGTTACGAACTGGAATAGAACCACCCATCAAACCAGTAACATCACATTTTCTAGCCCATCGTGGGTTTTCTCTGAATCCTTCAGGTAGTACCAATAGTCTGTTAGGGTTAATTACTGCAGCGTAATCATCATATTCTGATTCTTCAATAACAACCCGATACATTGCTCCCATTTCGTCCAGTGACTTAACTGTCAGTCTTGAATCTGCACGACCTTTAGAAATTATGTAAATAGGATATCTTGATTGCATCTTAAGCCCCTGTAATAATACCTTGTTTCTGTGGCACTACAATACCTGAATTCATAGAGTTAATCTGTTGTACCAATTCTGCTTGTGGTTCTACAATAAACATTACAAACCTATTGGGAATAGTAACACCCTTGGCCGCTTCTGTATAAGCCATAAATGGCATGAATCCGATTTTACCTTCACCCGCTGGGATAAGGCTATAACCATCAGTAATTGTAGTATGGCCTTGTTCACCTTCTACTTGTTCAATGTTACCGATAATTTCTTCACCGGATGATAATCTAACTAATTGCATTTTTTTCTCCTGTTAATGTGTATATTATATCATATTTAGTCATCAAAGTAAAGGGTTTATCCAAAAAAATCTTCCAATGATGATTGTTCTTCTGACGACCAACCGATTGATTTGAGTATCGGTTCGATTGGCGCCAAAAAGGTTTTCTCAAATTGTAATTCATAGTCTATGTATTTAGCGAGTGCGAATTCTTCAGGCAAATACTGAGTAAAACCAATTACATTTTCTTTAAGGCTGTTTGGAATCTTTAAGTAGATAAATTTAATCTTTTCTCCGTTCTTAATAGCCTCATACTTTTTATTTAGACTATAATTATCCAGTAGGTGATTATGTAACAGAGCGGCACGAACATGGATTGGAGTACCTTTACGGTATATAGTTCCCGCATCTCGGTAGTCTGTTACATTGGAAACTCCACGTGGGAATGCGACTTTATCTGCATCCAGCGATGTGAAGTATCTTTTAAATTGTTTAATAGCCAGTTGAGTCTTTACTTCGTCACCTGTCATAATTACTTTAAAGATTTCTTTAAGTGCGTCTCGGCATGGTTCTGGTGTGGATGATTTAATAGCCTCAATACCCATGATTTTGAGTTTAGGTTCAGCATAACGAACACCCTCGTTATCATGCACATTTAGGATATATCTTTTCTTTGCAGTCCAGATGCCACGATCAGCAATTACTTCTCGTTTCATAACCATTCGGTTCTCAATACCGCCCATCATATCATATAGAACATCATATGCTTTAGCCAGTTCTGGTTCTAGTCTATCTTCCGCAACCTTGTCTAGGAAATCAATCTTATTGACTGGGTTAACACGTTTTACCAATTCATCTAGGCTAACATACAACGAGTCTGTGTCGATAGCAATGACGTAATCTTTTCCTTTGGTTGACAGCACTTTATTAAGATACTTATTGATTGCGACTTCGGCCCATCGAATAGTAAGCTGTCCGGACAATGTAATGGCCTCTGCAATTCTTTGATCGAAGAACCTGAAGTACTTGTTGCCCATAGCACCATAAAGAGAATTAAGGAGAATTTTAATAGCCATTTGCCTGTTCTCTGCGATATTAATTCGTCTCTCAATTTCATATAGTTTCTGTTTATCATTTTTATCTACCTTTTGTAACTCTCGTTGTGCCGAGAGCATTTCTTTCTTAATTTCAACACGTTCGCTGTACATACCATCTACAAGAGTAGGCATAAAGCCTTTCTTATCGGTTCTGAACATCTGGCCGTTACCACCTATTGCCCTACCTGGATTTTTAAATGTATATCCATCGAGCAGTTTTTCTATATCCAAATTCATGACTTCGCCGTTAGATATAGTTTCTGTTGACATATTGTATTGCATGATCAGAGATGGATATAGAGAGTTAAGGTCAAACGAAACTACGTTCTCGTGTAGACCAACCACTGGGTCTTTTACATAACCACCTGGATAATTTGTCTTTACTTTGTTTTCATAGAAAGGCATACAGATTTTTTGGTCATGCAAGTATCTATGGATAATTGATTCCCATATCGAAGTTACTCCGAATGTGTCATTATAGTTCACGCCACCCTGATATGCCATTGTAAGACAGAGAGTAATAAGACCCATCTTGTCTTCTAGCCGATCAACCAACTCTACGTCTTTGATATTATAATCAATGAATTTCTGATGGTCGAATTTGTATAATGTATGGAGTGAGCCGTGTTCCTCGTATGATAATTTCTTTTCGCCGAGAACTACGTTGGCAATATGATCCAGTCTGTAAGATTCTTGGGTACCATAAGAATAGCCGAACTTTTGAAAGAGTTCTAGGTAATCAATAGTGGAAATACCTTTTAAGTCATATGTGCACTGTTCACGGCCCATCATCTTCACATCATATCGGTCAACAAGACCCCATGGTGAAAATCTTTTAGCCATGTCATCGCCAAGGATTTTTATTGTACGGTTAACTAGGTATGGGACATCAAAGAATCTGATATTCCAGCCAGTAATAACATCGGGGCAGTTAGATGGTAGACACCAGTGTAATATAAACTCTGATAAAAGTTCACCTTCTGAGCCACACTTCTTATAGACTACACGATTGTCTTTCATAATAGATGATTCTACATCATAATCATTAAGACCCCAAACATAGTATGTGTTATCAATATTGTTTTTCATGGCGATTGAAATTACTGGGTAATCTGCATCTTCGGGTACTGGGAAACCTTCGTCAGATGCAACCTCGATGTCGAATGAGGTTACATTAATCTTGTTTCGATCCCACTCGATTATGCCAGGAAATTGGTCATTGATAAATGCAGGTATATATCGGTCATTGCCGAATATCAACCTACCAGCAGTATTTTTGTTTTCGTTTATCCAGTCTTTGGCATCACGCATAGATTCCATTTGAATAGGAGCAACAGGCACTCCGTCTAGTGATTTCCAAGATGTTTGTTTTGGGGTATTTACAAATAAAGTGGGTTTATATTTGATTTTTTCTTGTTTCTTTTGGCCGTTTTCATAGCCACGATAGAGCAACATATTGCCGTACCGAGTTACGTTTGTGTAGAATTTCATAACGAATTGTTCACCTGTTTGATAATATGTATATTATAACATATATTATAGCAAAAGTAAAGGGATTTCTTGTACGTACCGTGTACATATTGCATTTATATGTACGAAAAAGTGTAGTTTGTCGACACTTATATGTACGAAAAAGTGTAAAGATTGGGGGAGTTTTTACGTCCCCCGCATGATTATGTCAAGTTGGTCTTAAAATGCTGTTTGCAAGACAATTAACATTGGTGCTAGTCCTAAGATAGCTCCAGTGACAACAGTCAAAGTTAAAACAGTTTTTAAGGCCTCGGCAACGTCATCATATTTTTCCACAAAGTGAATGATATGTTTCATGTTGTTCTCCAGTAAATTGATTAATTACAATCCACTGAGTTTCGCTGCTCGCCAGTTTACCCTTTCAGGTATTCTTTCTTCTTTGATGCCCCAGCAGACCCTATTTCGATCTTCCTAGGACGCCTCTCTTCTGGAACTTCTACTCTGGCATTCACCACAAGTATTCCGTTCACAAGATCGGCACCGTCTATTACGACAAATTCAGAGAGTCGGAAGGACTTCTCAAATTTGCGGGACGAGATACCTTTATGTGCATATTCACGTTCATCTTTATCAGAGTGTTCCGCCTTTACTAACAGAATACCATCTTTCACTTCCACTTGGATATCCTCTTCCGAGAAACCCGCTACTGCAAGTTCAATGATAAAATTTTCATCATCGACCTTCACAACATTGTGGGGTGGATAGTTATCTTGAGCTCTTCCAGCAGAGTGGATTCTCTCAAGTTCATTTAGTATGGGTTCAAACCCGATGAATAAAGAACGCGGCACGTTCATAGTACTTCTTACCATAGCTTCCTCCTATATTTTTAGCAAGGTTAAAAATGTGGTCCCGATAATTCGGCAACCACATTTATTTATACAACTTTCGTTGTTAGTTTAAGCATTTATTACAAACTTTATTTAGTCTGCCACATTTCATAAATCTATGAAATTTTTTCCATGCTTTTTTAAGTTTTTTCTCCATTACTGTTTCCTATATTGTATTTCGGACACAGTTCCCATTGCGCTTTCTCTTTGTATGGAATGACCTTTATTTGGCGCAATGGAGCCAAATTCTTTGCTGTAGCAGGATTGATTATGGTTACTAAACCCCAATCTGCTAGCAAAGTAGCAATTGTGTTCCTACGTTCTAGGTCATTCTCTATTAGGTTAGATGGTTTCCCATCCAACAAAAATAGTTCTTTAAAATGTACAATAAAATATCTGCCTTGTTTATGGAGTATATGACAAGACTGATATAGTTTTTGATCTTTGCGTGATGCCACTCCGATACGTGTTAATGTCTCGCGTATCTTTAGAAAGTCATCCGGTTCGTTAAGGGTGATTTCCAGCATATCAGCTGGTACCCAATTTTTGATTTCAATATTTTCGTTTTCCACCTTTATAAATCCTTTGTTTCAATGTTTCAATATGTTCATCATTAAATAATGGTAAGACGGACTTAGCTTTTTCATTACTATATCCATAATATTCTTTAATGAGCTCTAGGTTATCAACCTCCTGTGGTTTTAGCCACTTGGAGAACCTCTTTTTCTTCTTAATTATATTTATAAGAAAATGATATTGAAGCTTATTATCTATGTGGTGGTTAACATTCATCTCGTTGGCATATAGAACAGTATCATTAAAGTATGATAATGCCCTATTAACCATAAACGATGGATAGGCTTTCTCCGAAATATCGTCGTGCATAATATCTTTCTTAGTGATATTAATACTGTTTACATACTCGAAGGGGTTCATTTAAACTTAACTCCAGCCATAATTTCAGTGCAGCACGCCACAATGTTTAATTCGTGATCTGCCACAAATGCATTCTTGTACTGATAATCTGCAAGAATAAGAACTAGCTGAGGAATAGATTGTGGTTCTACATACTCACCCATATTATCATATATCTTACGGAATACAGCCGCTGGTTCAGTGTCAATGTTATCAGCTACCCACTGACGCATCTTTTTAAAATCTTTGCGCTGTAAGGATTGCATTAGTTCGTTAACAGATACATCCGATAAGGTAACCAATATACCTGTATCAATAGTACCAGAAACCGAATATCGTTGTAACTCATTTAACACCCTGCGCCAATCTGGCATGTGTTTCATAATTAGTTCTGCAATTACAGGAACCTCATATGTTACACCTTCGGTATCCAGAATGAATTGGATTCTTTTTAGCATTTCGCCACATAGAGCTCCAGAGTCTTTCTTGGACATATTAAATTCGACTACAGAACATCTACTATGTAGTGGTTCAATAATACGGTTCTTAAAGTTACACGTTAATATAAACCTACAGTTAGCACTAAATTCTTCTATGAATCCACGTAAAGCGGGTTGGGTTGATTGTGGATTAAGATAGTCAGCCTCATCAAGTATTACTACTTTATAGCCACCCTGTAAGGAGACCGATGAGGCAAACTTCTTAATCTTATTTCGGAGTGTATCAATACCTGATTCTTCTGATCCGTTAATTAACAGATAGTCGAGATCCAGTTCGTTACACAGAGCCTTGGCGATAGTTGTTTTACCCGTACCAGCTGTGCCGGTGAGCAGCATGTTGTGAAGTGCACCTCCTCTAACAACATCTGCAAAAGTTTGCTTGATTGCGTTTGGTAAAATTGTATCTGCAATTTTCTGTGGTCGGTACTTCTCTACCCATAAGAAATCATCCATTAGAGTACCTCCCAACCATTGACTGTAGAAAGTCGGAAAGACCTCCAAGCCTCCTTGTCGAGAGCCCACGCTGCCAAATGGTCAGAGTCGGCGCTAATTTCTTTGATTTCTGTCTTTACACCATGTGCTTCAAGCACTACACTATTTAATGTGCACGGCATTACACGGATTTCGCCAGTGTTGATTTTAGTAAAGGTAACTGTTACAGTACCACGTTTAAGTGCCTCGATCAGGCGTGCGGTTTCGTTTCGATCCATAATATACTCCATAATAAAAAAATGAGGGGCCCGAAGGCCCCGAGGGATTAAGCTTCAGCTGAAACTTCTTCTACTTCTTCGGTAGGTAAATCACCTTCAGGCGTTTCACCATCCTTAGGAGCAGCTGCGTTCAAGAACTTCACTACTCTATTTCTCAACGAACCAACTGCTTCCAGTTCTTGTCCTTCAAATCCACCACGTTTGGAACAGACATCAATAATCTGTACCATAGTTGCGATATCTTGTAGAGACAGTTGAGGTGCCTCTGTTTCTGCAGTTTCTACTGCGTTTACTTCTTCAGTCATTTTATTTCTCCTTTGATCAAAGTTAGACTAATTTTAGAAGTCCCGGCCGATCCGGCAACTTCCATATTATCCCCATCATTATAATGGGAGATTCGGTTTGTGTACTTATATTTATACACCATAGCTACTAGTTCTCTCTAAAGCTATAAAATATTCTACAGGGTAATTCGTATTCTGCCAGTTTGAAATCAACTTAGAGCTGATTGACACAAAATAATCACCAGGTAGTAGTTTTAAGTTTGGGATATTAACCACAAAATTAAACTGTTCTTTACATGAATTGTCTTTATCTACCACAATATCAAATGTATTGGCAGTAGAGTCTTTAATATCTAAGACACTTGCTGTTACAACACCATTGTTACCAGATAGTGATAGTTCCATATGACCTAAGACAGATGCTGCCTTCTTGATTTGGTCTAGGTCTTTTTCACTAAGATTGATACCAACTTCTGCATTAGGCATTGTGATATCTTTGGTTGGCTGTGTCAGAATATCGGTCTCTGCAAAGTAATACTTTACTTTCTGACCACCATTCGACATAGTAAGAGCCTTTTCTTCAAAGGCCAATCCAGCATTTTCAATAAGACCATGGACAGATAGGAATTCGTTTAAGTCATAGACTCCAAACTCCAATGGAAAGTCCTCGGTGATATCAGCAATGGCCATGATATTCTTAGCCTCTGAAATCGTCTTCACCTTTTGGCCAGGTTTTAGTACTAGGTTAGGATTAACACTAGCGAAATTTTGCAATACCTTGAGGGTATCATCTGAAATAATCATATTTTCTCCTGTTTTTTCATAGTTATATTATAACACATTTACTGTTAAAAGTAAAGGGTTATTTTTCATTGTACATGCGATCGTGTTCATACAAGGCAAGTAATCCATAATGTAAGACCTTTTGGAGATCCTTTCGAAAATCCTCAGGAGTCTTACCTTTCTTTCCATATCTGGCCACATATTTGTCTACGTTACCTAGAAAGAATCCCATCCCATGGCCCCTGTCTACTATGACTTCAGAAGATTGTAATCCCCCTTGTCCGTAGTGAGCGCCGTAAGTAGAATCAATATACGTTTGGAGCTCTTCAATAAGAGCTCCTTCGTTAAATTTATAATCGGGTTTAGAAGTTGATTTCTTCATTGCTATCCTCAGTAGTGGTTTCTTGTTCATCAAAGTTTACACCTTGGTCCACTTTCGTGTATAAGTCCAAGAAAGCCAGTTTAGTATCATCGTCAAATCTCGCAATACATAGGTCGATTGACTTCATTTTATCTTTAAAGATGGAGAAGGTTTGGACGATGTGGCACAACCTTCTTGTTGAAATAACTTCGTCAACACCATCATCATAGAAGGTCTTTCTGATGATATCGGCCCAAGCCACTAGATTCTCTGCGAACCCATCATCAACCAAGTCAAACTTCTCCATGTGTTTGATTACAATTTTCTTTTCAACAGTTTGTGAAGGGAACTGTTGGTCAACAGCCACTGTGAACCTCTCCAAGAATGCATCATCAATGATAGATGCCGCGGTGAATCTTCCGTCTTCCGAACCTTTACCTTTGGTATTGGCAGTCGCTATAACATTGAAACCAGCCGCTGGAGTGATTGTTTCACCCGTTTTCTTAACCAGAACAGGTTTACCTTCAAGTATACCTTGAAGACACATAATTTTATTTGTAGCTCTATCAATTTCGTCGAGAAGAAGGATAGCGCCGTTTTCCATAGCCTTGAGTACCGGTCCTTTTGAAAAGACAGTCTCGCCATTAATAAGTCTAAATCCACCAAGTAAATCATCCTCGTCAGTTTCTGGGTTAATTTGAACCCTAATAAATTCTCTACCGAGCTTAGCGGCAGCTTGTTCAACCATAAAGGTCTTTCCGTTACCTGATAGTCCAGATATATATACCGGATAGAACATTTCAGATTTAATAATCTTAACTACATCTGTAAAAGCACCCCAAGGGACGAATGTTGGGTCGACCTTGGCATAATTATGTTCATCGTTAACAATCGACTGCATTTGAGCAGCTGCAACTGGAGCTGATTCCATAGTATTTACTACTTCCGTATTCATTTTCGGTTTGACCGCTTCGATAGAAGCAGACAGGTCATAGGTGCCGATTTTTACTCTGGCATCCTTGGCAATTAAGGGGACAAAATCTGGACTTCTATATCCCATAGATTTTGCAGTATCCACGATCACATTCTTCCTGAATTGTGTCTGGTCTGGGTACATTGTCATTAGCTGTTTGACAATGTTTTGGGTTGATATTCTCACTTCATTCATAATTAAAACTCCTTATCATTTAATATAGGTATATTATACTACCATTACTGCAATTTGTCAACACTTTTGTTGAAAAAAAGTATATTATTTTTATATCTTTTTGTTATATACATATTTCCTTTTATAATCAAGCAACTGCCTTACCGAACTTAGTCATCAAGACTTTGTTTAGTTTCTTACTCTTGGCGAACTTCTTAAATGCCGTTCTGATGTTGGCATTTGAAGCGTCATCTGATACAGAGAACTCGTCTTCCTGTGTGTCCAGATTCTTGCCACCTTTCACAAGGTAGTACTCTTTGTAACCAAGTACGTTATTAACTGAAACACACTTGTTTTTTCTGTACTCTTTGTTAGCCTCTGCCTTGTACTCGTCAGAGTATTTGTTTAATTCATCCGATAGAATCCACAATCTCTGTCTCCAATCACTGTTATCGTTAGCCATGAAGAAGCCGATGTTATTTGTACCATACTTTTTCTTCATGTTACCGAGAAGAGCTTTAGTAATATTCCTTGATCCGTTTTTGCACTTGATAAAAGAACCATCAATACTAAACGCTACATTGTACCTATCAGGCCAAATTCTGTTATCGTCATTACCTTTATGATATACCGACATTCTGTTTGCATCGCCATCCGTAAAGGTGATGAAATTCATTTTCTCAACACCATGCTTCTGTTTGAACTTCTTTACAAGGTGATGAGATATTACCAATGCCTGGTTAAGTGGTGTTGAACCCCACTCCTCATATCTACACAAAGCATTCCATCCATTCATTTTTGTTCTAAAGAACATGTGTTCCATTGAATTTAAGAAATCTGTTTTACTGAATGATGATGAACAGATATGAGGCATTGATAACCCATCCATTTCCATAACTTCATTATTCTTCTGAAAGTCCCAATCAAAGGCATCGTTACCAGTAGTAAACCCATACACATCAAACGGAATGTTTGTAGCTTTACAAAACATAACCAAGTGCATAACTTGATCAAGTACTTGTTTCATTGAACCTGACATTGAACCTGACATATCAACCAGAAGCATCATTCCGTGATTCTTGGCATTGGCCAGATTAGTAGCGGTTAGAAAGATGTCTTCGTTAGTCTTATAAGACCAAAGTTTGTTTACATCCAAAGTACCAGTCTTAGCAGTTGTAGCTCTACTGTACTGATACGCCGCTTTTCTCATTTCAAATTCTTTTACAGCAACCTGGACATTCTTTTTAAGTCCTTTCATGTACTGTTTAAATTCTTCTGGAGTATATGCAGTCTCAAAATCTTTTTTCATCCATGAATCATCATCAAAGGATGCTTTGTGAGTTTCTCTTGCAGATTTTAACTTCTTGTAATCAATTACTGCCTTACTTATAATTTCTTTATTCACATCATTAAAGAATATTGGCTGCTTACCGTCTTCGCCTTGGTCGATCAGCTCTTTCTCTTTTTCTCTAAAGATTGTATCAGTAATGGATATATCTTCGTCTTTATGTACTGGTTCAGCAGCCTTAACAGAAACTGGTTCTTCACCACTCTCTAGTTCTTCTTCGGTTTCTTCACCCGAATCCGATGGTTGTTCTTGTTGTTGTTCTTGTTCTTCTGACTCTGTCTCTTCGCCATCATCATGTCCTGGTGAATCAAAATTGTCATTACTTTCTGACTCTTGATCATCATCCGAAGAATCATCAACTTGTGGTTCAGGTTTCTGCATCAACTCTTCTTGGTTCTCTTTAGTCCAAGCCAAGATGTCTCTTACAAGGTCCAATACCTCTTCAAATGATTTGGTAGTTAAAGACCTATCTAGGAATACTTTTTCTTCTGATGTAAACGGCACATCCAACTTAGAACCAAGTTTAGTTTTAAGATTGATTTTGTCGATTAGTTTAATTTCATCCCATTCAATATCTGTAAGGTCTCCGAAGAAGTCTCTTTCAAGTAACTGTTCGTAGCCTCTGTTAAAAGAACCGACCAAACCAGGGTATCTTGACTGGATTTTTCTTTCGATTCTAGCATCTTCAATGACATTGATATAAGTCCTAGGGCAACCTTTTAATTTCTCAGGGCTGTCATGCCAACCTTCAAATGGAGTTTCTAGTGCGTGACCAACTTCATGGCCAACAAACAAATCATATACATCTTTGTGCATATCATCCCACAGTGGTAACCCGAGAACACGATTTTTGAGGTCAAACCAAGCAGTCTTATAGTTACCATGTTGCACGGTAACATTCTCTTTAGCGAGTAGTTTCGGTAGTAGTGAAGATTTGTTCATATTAACTCCTTATCATTTAATATAGGTATATTATATCAGAAAATAGGGGTGTTGTAAACCCCCTAGGCGTTAAAAAACGATATTTTTTTATACTTTTTTCTTATATCCTTATAACTAAAAGGAATAAGTCTATCGTATTTTGCTGAAATTCTTGTGTTTAAAGAATTCTATTTTACTGCGGAACTTGTTCTCTAGCAGATCTCCCTTATGTGATATAATAAACACATTGGAATCATCATCTAGCGTACTTAAAATCTTTGTAAGATTCTCAACACCATCCACATCCAAACTTGAATCAAAGGTTTCATCCAAGATCAGCAGATTGGTACTGGCTGAATTCTTCATCTTAGCTATCTGTCTCCATGTAAATAGGAGAGACAAGTCAATTCTCTGTTTCTCACCTTCGGAGAATGATGCATAATTAAATGAATCTCTATGTCTTGACCTGATAGTTTCGTTAAAGTTTTCGTCCAGATGAAATGCAACAAAGAAGTCAAGAATCTGTAAATAGTTATTAATTAACCTATTCATAACTGGTAGATACTGTTTAATGACTTTGGTCTTAATCCCCGTGTCTTTTAGCATCTCACCGATTACTTCGTTATAGGTTCTTTCTTCAACATACTCTAGCTTCTTTTCAGTAGCTAAATCTTTTGACTCTCTCAATTGGCCAAGTTCTTTCTTAGCTCCTTTTAAGTCTCCAGACTGCCCAGATAACCCATTAATTTCTTTCTGTACTTTATCCACTTCACGTTGAATAACAGATATCTTATCATTGTTTGAGTTAATACGTTGCTGTCTCTGTCTCAGCTCATTTAACTTGTTCTTGATTTCAATACCTTCTCTTTCTGCAATAGCAACTTCTTTTTGAATATTCTGTATATCATTTTGAACATCAGAAGCTGTTTTCTTAATATCACTTAGTTTAGCAGTTTTAATATCTACACTAATCTCTTGTTCACAAGTTGGACAATTATCATTGTCTTCAAAGAATCTTGCATCTTTGACCAATGATTTAATCTTGTTATTATTCTGTGCTTGTGCAGTCTTAATATCAGACATTCTATCCATGAATGTTGATTGTGACTTTTCTTCAGCCTGTAGCTGTACTGTAAGATTCTTACCTATAGTTTGAGAATCCTCGAATAGTTTACTAATCTCGGATTTATGTTCTTCTATAGACAGACGTTTCTGTTCCATCATGTCTTTATTAATAGATTGCAGATCTTTGATATACTTTTCTTGTGATTCCATCTTAGTCTTATATAACTCTATCTGATGGTTTATATCACCCAGTTCATCTTTGATTTTGGAGTTTCTTTCTTTTAATAGCATATTCATCTTTGAGAATATTTGGATATCCAATAGGTCTTCAATGACTGCTCTACGGCTCCACGCTGGTAGTTGCATAAATGGAATAAATGAACTACTTCCTAACACAACTACTTGGTGGAAAGACTTATGATTTAGCTTTAATATATTAGTTTCCAAGAATTTTTGAAAGTCTCGCATACTTGATGCTTGATTAATCATATTTCCATTCTGCCAGATTTCAAACTTGTTGGGTTTAATACCACGAACAATCTTAAATTCTGCATTACCAATATCAAACTCTACTTCTACTATAGCTTTCTTACCATTAATTGAATTAACCAATTGAATCTTGGCTATATCACGGTGGGGTTTACCAAACAGACCGAATGATAATGCATCCAATAATGTGGATTTACCAGCGCCGTTTTGGCCTACAATAAGTGTGGTTGGTGATTTGTCTAGTTTTACTTCAATGAATTCGTCGCCGGTGGATAAAAAATTCTTCCACTTACATGATTTAAAATGTATCATACTACCTCTAAGTTTTGTGCTTCAGTATATAATTTGCGTAGTTCAACCTTGATATGGTCTTTATCAAGTTCAGTATCTACTGCTTCAACATAGGAATCAAGTAGTTCGGTAGTATCTTCTAGCGAGACCTTCTCGTCTTCGACGCTGTCTCCCATATACTCCTCAAATGATTCTGCAATCTTTAACTCATATGTCTCAATAGATTGTAATTTATCCACAAATTTATCGAACATATACAAGTCATTTTTATTTATAACAATGAGCTTAATAAACTTTTTCTCATATTGAGATACATCCACATTGCTATAATCAGTCTTAGTATCGTCATAGATTACCTTCTTAAACATAGTAATAGGGTTACGCACAGGGGTAACTTCTCTTGTTTCTGTATCAAGAACATGAAAATACTTAGGGTCGTCAACATCTGCCCATGTAAACTCCATTTGTGAACCCAAGTACTTAACATTACCAGAGCTCGATCTTGTATGGAAATGACCAGATAGTACTAGTTCAAACCTAGAGAATATATCTGCATTCATACCGTGTGGATTCGGAACACCAGCCAATAAATCAAACCCCTTCAACTCTAAATGTGCTCCAAGAATAGGTGCATTACAATTAAGAGCCCACTTAGTATATTCTTCATAGTTGGCATTGTTAATCCATGGAATAACTGCGACTCCAAGTCCATCATAATCCAACACAGTGGGTTTCATTATAATATTTACATTACTTGTAAAATACCCTAGCAGTTCTTTGAGGCTACAAAGTTCGTTGGTGTTTTTGTAGAACACATCATGATTTCCGGGTATAATATCCATGGTAATCCCTGCATCACGCATAGGCTCAAGAAAATGCTTACGATTAGCATTAAGTGCTTTAAAGTTAACGAATTTTCTGTGTTCATAATAGTCTCCTAGGTGCAGGATATTTTTGATATTGTGTTCTTTTAGATACGGAAAGAATATTTCCTCATAAAATCTTTCTTGATACTTTAGAAATATATCTGACGAATTTCTTACCCCACAATGGGTATCATTTAAAATAGCTACTTTCATATATTATACCATAAATAATTCTAGTTTTTCACGTTCTTTTTCTTCTTTAGCAAATTCTTTAATCTTAGCGTCTTTAGTCTTCACTTGATCAATTCTTTGTCTTAAAGTATCAACGTACTGTAGAGTCTGTTCTGCTCCTGCATCATCCATACCCATAGCTACAAAATCTTCAATTCCACATTTCTCAATATATCTGAACTTAATGTCTTGTTGTTTCTTTTCTTTAGTTATTCGCCTAATAAAGGCGAAGTAGCATATCTGTGTAAAGTATGAGAATGCATTAGGTTTACCAGTCCTAGTGGCAGCTTCGATATTATAATTACTGATAGCTCTTAAACAATTTTCTACTGCATCCATAACCATTTCTTCGCGATATGTATATCTTACAAAGTTCGGTCTGTGAGATAGACCCTCCGCAATCTTAATAAAGCATTCAGCAATATAATTGGTTACTATAGGTGCATCTGTATCAGCTTCACGAGCAGCAAGTGCGGATTTAGCATAATCATAGACTGCTTCAGAGAAGTCTCTGTTATTAACGTAATGTGGTTTTTCTTTGGGCTTTAACTTGGCCATATTTGGGTTTCCTCCATAATTAGTATATTATAACACATTTGAGTGACAATGTAAAGAGCTAATTTAATTTAATTATTTTTAACAAAATGGTTGACAAATAGGGCTGAATAGTATATAATATATTAGTCGTCCGGGGGGATAGAGGTATACTATAATTAATGTATAGTTTCTTTACTCTGGATGTGGTCGTCATACTCATCATACTCATCTTCTACTTCAAATTTATTAGCTATCTGATTAGTTATTCTCTCTACTATAGCTTCCATTGACTCGGGTGGTGGGAGTGGTTCTTTCTTAGCTAATGCATACTTAATATATTCTTTCTTTATATCTTCCACAACACTAGAATCACCAATAATATTATGTTTGTCTATAGAATACTGCTTCTGTTCAGAGAAAGGAAACCATGGAGAGAACTGGTAACCGCCGACCATAGTACTATAAACAGCAACTGGCCGTTCAATCATATAATTGTCTCGGTTATTATTACTCACTAATGCAATGATATTATCACCATTAATAAGTTTAAAATTTCTAATATTAAGGTCTTCCATATTATATATTTATATCATACACATTGTAGTTAAATTTCTCTTTAGCATATATTTTAATGCGCTCTGCCGCATGAACCAAGGTATAGTTCTTCTTACTCTTCCAATGTAAATCATCTGCAATATCATATACTTTAGTATTTATCCCATCTGCAGATTTTCTTAAGCCACGACCAATACTCTGTAATACTCTAATTTGTGACTTAGATGGGCTCGCGAAAATTATATTATGAAGGCGTTTAATATTAATACCAGTTGAAAAAGTACCCATAGAAGCAACGATAATAGCGTCATCCTGTCCTTCAGTAATAGCCCTAATCTCTTCCCTAGTGTCGACATCCGTTTCGCCACTGACATAGAATAATCTCCTCTCTATAATATCCATCTTTTTAAATTTTTCTTGTAACATGTTATGTAGAGGTTTTCCGTGTTTATCAACATATTGGAAAAGTATGAGTGTATTACCTTCACAGTCCATAGCGAGATTAGAAATAAAGTTATTTCTTGGTTCATACTTAACTATGAAATCCATCTCAGCCTGATAGTCCCTCTTTACTTTACAATATTCATCTGCATATTTTAGTAGTAATATATTAATATCTAATTTTGCCAGATCGTTACTATCCATTAACTTTTTAGTAGTGGTTACTTTATGTACAGGGCCGAATAAGCCTTCTAATACTAATTGATGTGTCTGTGTTCCATCCAAAGTACCAGTAGTACCCATACGAAATTTACATTCGGTGCATTTTTCTAATATAGCAGTCAAAGATTTAGCTTTAAATGAATGCGCTTCATCTCCAATCACCATACCATAATGCTGAAACCACCCTGCTTTTTCTTTATATATTGATTGCCATGTAGTAATAACCACTCTATTCTGTATGTTATACTTCTCTCTGCCAGCATAAATTTTGTGACAATTTTCATCCACATTCCATTCGTCAAATTGAGAATAGTCTGCAAAATCAGAATACATCTGTTCTACAAGAGATGTTGTGGGTACTATTAACAATACATTCTTATCAGACGCCTCTAAAAAGAAACGAATAGCCATGTAAATAATAAGTGATTTACCAGAAGCTGTAGGGGATAGTAGTAACGATTGTCCATTACTAAGTGCATGTTCAAGCGCATCTAATTGATATCCACGGGGTTCTATTTTATTACCACCTGCAGTCAAAGTTAGTTCATTTACTAACGCTTCTATATCAACAAGATTTTTAGAACCTGCCATACCATAAGTAGAATTATTATCCAATTCCACATCATAAGATCGGGCAGCTGCAAATTCGTATAGGTATTTAAACAGACCTGTATAGAGAGTTTTCTTTCTTAGGTCGTATAAACGTATCTTACCATCCCACATGCGATTTTTATATGCTGGCATAAATTTATAACCAGGCACAAAGAAACAGAAGTGTTCAGCTAATTCCTGTTCTATAGATGGTTCTGTGAGTATTTCTAAGAAAGATTCGTTCTTCTTTCTGACTTTTATTTTATCCATTAAAGCAATTCTTGTAATCTATTCATAGTAGTATCTATATCGCTACAAAGGTATTCAAAAATATAGTAACACAAAAACTTTCGTGTTAATTCTTTATCATACCAACTAAGGTCATTTATGAAACCTCTTAATTGCACAGGTGAACGCATATCCTTAGTTACCCAATGGTAGTCTGGATGGCCGTATGTTATCATCGGCACCTCGTGCATCATACATTCAATTCCCGCTGTACTATTATCTAATATAGCTACTCGGGTCTTAGGTAGTACTGAGTGTATTGCGGTAAACCCTCTCAGTATTTGTATATCCATTTCCTTCCACTTCTTCATTAACTTCTTTTCGTCTAATGTCTTAGGTTTATATTTTGGATGCAATTTAAGAACTACATTTTCACCTTCAAGTTTATCTAAGATTCTATCTATTCTCTGTATATGCCCAGGCCAACCAAAACCATCAACAGTTTCATCACCAGGCATTTGACCAATAACAAGTATGTGGTCATCTGTTATGTCATCTACTTCATCCCAACCATTTATTAATATTGATTGGTCCCACTTATTAGCTCTTCTTAAAATTAAAGATTTTATTTCATTAATTTCTGAATTATCATAGTTTCTCCAATCACTAATAACCGTAGGGTCTATAAACGCCATATCTGAGCTATTTGCATATCCATTTCTATCTATTTGGAAGTGTTGACTTGTAGGTGCGGTTGGTTTAAATATGAGACTATTCTCTGGCATATCAGGTTCTAGGTCTCTGCAAGTATGGTTATATATGTGCAGATCTGGATTATCACCTTCGGTGTGTCCCATCATCTCTAACGAGTGTCTAATCATATTTGCTGCATATGCAAACTGGCCCTGGAAGGTATACCTATGTTCGTATATTTTAAATTCCACTGGTGAATTTTCTCCATTCAATCATATTCTTGATATTCTGATGGCGCCACTTAATATTTTCCATTATCTCTTTAAGAGTATCACACATTTCTTTTTGATACTCCATCTTTGCTTGATGGCCTTGAATGATAGGGTCAGCATCATACCACTTATCCATATCACCTTTTAAGACAGTTAACCCATTAAGTGGATCATAGTCCCAACCTTTGGAGTCCATTTCTTCTTTGGATAATTTGCCGTTATAGTGCATGAATTTGTCTCTAAGTATTACTTTGAAGTCTAGTTCTAGTTTCTTCAGTTTCATCTTATTGACACTGTATAGTTCTAAGTATTTGGAGTGAAGTTTGGCAGAGTCACGAGAAGATTCATCCAATCTCATTTCATCTATGAGTGAATCTTTCTTCCACATTTCTAAAATTTTTTCTAAGTTATTCATAATATACCCATGGTTTAAAATAGTGCTGTTTTAAGTACTATTATACTACAAAACCAGACAAAAGTAAACCATTTTATTTAATATCGTAATATGTATATTTAAATGATGCGTCTGCTTGTAAATATTCAATGTCTGTTTGTTGTGTTGAAAATTCTACTGCGGATAAACTTGTAGGGAAACAATCTCTAAAGGTAATTTCTTTAGTTACATTGTTATGTGATGATAGTACCGATAATGTGGCATCAAATTTATATGACTCAGCATCTGCAGAATTAATGATGCTATGCATCCAATTATATAGCTCAACATAGTTATCCATATCTTCGGTTACATTAAACCGTACAGCTAATTCATCAAAAGTTAACCGATCACCAGTCATGGCAATATTAACACCTCTATATGGTACATTAGATTCGGGCAGTGTTATACCCGGCAGTGTTACTGCAGTACAAAAATATTCTAAATTGGGAAACTGTTTGGCATCAACTTGAAATTGAAACCCTACAGGACTTAAAAAGTTTTTATTTGTTGTCAGTGTCGCCATCTTTTTCCTCGTCTTCTTCTTCTAATAAACCCCACCAATTCCATCGGCCGTCTTGAGTATTATCTTCCATAGTATTATTTATAACATAAAAAAAGGGGAACCGAAGTCCCCCTTTAGTTGAATCAAGAAGTCGATTCTTATGCAGAAACCATAAGGTCGTCAACTCTAAAGATTCTGAAGTATGGGTTAGAACGGTTAGTACCAGCTCCATCAGCAGTTCCCACGAATGGGTTCTGTTGCATTCCATATCTTGTTTTGAATCCGATTCTAGGTTGGAAGTCATTCTCACCAACTGCTTTGACCATAGTTAATGGTACGTATGGGCAGTAGAAAAGACCTGCGTCATATGGGTTAGTTCCTCTGTAACCAACACATACGAAGTTAGCAGTAGCATATGGATCAACATATACTTTCATTCTTCCGTTAAGAACACCAGCAAAAGTATTACCAGTATCGTCAACATTCAAGCCAGTAGACAATGCAGGAGAGTAGTCCATCATACCAGCAGCTGCAAGAGCAGAAGCTACGTCTGAAGAAACCAATACAAAGTTACCTTTGCCTCTTCTTGTGTCTAGAGCAATCTTGTTAGACTCTCTTTCGATTTGCATGATAAGACCTTTGAACTTCTCAGCCATCCATCTGCCATCGCTATCAGTATCAACATCGAAGACACCTTTAGTAGCAACGTTAGAAGTCTGTGCACCAAGATTAGCTTTCTGATAAACTGTTCTAATCAACTCTCTATTGATTTCCGCTAGGATTTCAGAAGAAAGAATATTAGCCAGTTCAGCTTCAGCGTCTAGTCCGTGTACAGCTTTAAGGTCTTGAGCGAGTTCCATTGTGTACTCAGCTTTCAGAGCTCTTGACTTAGCAGTAACAGTTGCTTTTTCGATTGAGAAAGCCATCTCACCGAAAGCACCGTCACCAGTTTCGCCAACACCCAATCTTTCAGCAGCGTCTGTAGACATTGCAGAACCGAAAGTATTAACGATGTCTGCTTCATCACCGATGTCACCATCAGTATCAGCGTCAGCAACACCTTCAAGACCAGTAGGTCCAGCTTGTTGAGTACCAGTACCAGAGAATCCAGAATCAGCTTCAGAGTGAAGTGCTTCTGTACCACCTTGAGTACTGTATCTTGATTTCATTGCAAAGATAAGTCCAGTAGGACCAGTCATTGGCTGAACACCAGCGATATCATAAGCGATGAGGTTAGGCATTGCACGTCTTACCAAAGAGATAAGAACTGGATCAAAAGTAGCGATATCACTACCTGCCTGATTATTAGCAGCAGCCGCTTCACCTAAGAAGTTGCCTTGACTGTGTGCAGCTTGCTCTTTGAGTGCTGCTTCTTGGTTCTCCAACAATCTAGCTGTAGTAGCTTTCTTGTGCTTGTCAGCAATACTAGGCACGTCGTCGTGTTCTAGTACTGGAGCCCACTTTTCCATTAAGTTTGAATCTGCGTTAAACATTTTTGTTTTCCCCTATTAGATTACTTGTTAAATTTTGAGATTGCTTGTGTGTATCTTGACATAGTGTCACTAACATCGGCCGGAGCCTCGTCAGTACCAGCTACGTTCGATACTTCATCAGATGATTCACTAATTGCTTTAGTAAAGTATGACTCTTTGATAACTTTAACTTTCATTTCAAAAGTTTCTTTATCATCGAATTCGATATCTTCAACCAAAGTACCTAGTTTCTCAGCCTCTGTATCGGCAAGCCCTGATGATTGTTCTCTTACTACCTCAGCTCTTTCCAAAGTTTGAACTGATTCATGTAGTTTGATATTATCATCTGTGGTTTTGTTTAATGTTTCTTCTAGTTCAGCAACTTGACCGGCGAGTTCGTCTACCAAGTCCACCTTACCTTCAGGTACATCGATATAATGTTCTTTGAACACTGATTGTAAAGAAGTCATAAAGTCTTCAGCAATTTCAGTCCTAAGACCTTCTGTTACTGCAACTTCATTCGTTTCCATCCAGTTAGAAACAACATAGTTTAAGTAAGAATCAACTTTCTCAACTAATTCGTTTTTAACGTCTGAAACTTCTTCTTCAAGATTTTGCGCATACTCAGTTTCAAGCCTTTCAACTTCATTAGCCAACTTACTAGTAAGTACAGCTTCAAAAATTGCTCCAGCTTTGCCACGGAACCCATCAGATAGAGTTGCTTCTTCAGCGATTACTGCATCTAAATCTTCCTCAAAGTCAACGGACTCAACTTTAGCTTTCGCCTTAAGTTCGTTTTTCTTCTGTGGAGCTGATTTAATTGCTTTGTCAACGTCATCGATAGATTTCTTTTCGTTATCTTCCATTTCGTCAACTTTCGCCATTTTAGCAAAAATCTTCTGCGCATCTTCTTTTCTAGCGGCCTTCAACATGTCAACAGCTGCTTGAATTACTCCAGCTTTAGTTTTGGGAATAGAAATCTCTTTGACTTCAGGTTCTTCGTCTTCATCGTCTTCCTCATCGGCTGACTCTTCGACTTCTTCCTCGTCATCTTCGTCTTCTTCTTCCTTTACTTTAGCTTCAAGAACTTCTTCGTCTTCAACTTGTTGGTCTTCAACGAGCTCGTTCTCAAGCTCTTCAGCATCTTGTTGAATGTCTTCAGACACTAGTTCATTTTCTAGTTTATTTTCGTCTATTGACATTTGTATTCTCCTATTTTAAGAATTTACAAGTTTAGAGAGGAAATTCTTAAAAGCTTTAATCTCAATATCAGATGAACCAATACCTCGAGCTTCTTTTATTTCAGTCTCAATTTCTTCAATTTCTTGTGGACAAAGTACACCATTATTCCATACCCACTCAACACCTTCCATGATTCCATTGACAAACGCCTCTGGAGCACTAGGGTCTTGAACGATATCGACTGTTGAAAGCATAAAATCTTTACCAACATGCGATGTGCCTTGCTTATTCACAAGAGTTCCCATACCACGACTTGATACACCAAGCTTAACTCCACCTTCAAGTAGACCTTCAACGATCTTGCCCATAGGGGTATTAAGTATTGATGCCTTTCCAATAACATTACTTCCTTCAAATTTGAGTTCAGTAATCTTATGTGAAACTTTGTCAAGATTAATTGTAGGGCCTTCTGGATGATTTAACTCTCCGACTGCTCTACCTGTCTTGACTTGTTCTGTTACGTATTTATTAACGGCACCTTCAAGTATTGACTTTTCATATACTCTACCGTTTCTATTCTTTTTATCGGCTTGCATAAACACGCCTTCGATGACATACGTTTTGCCACCGTCTTTAGTTTTTTCAGTAATAACCTGAAGGTTACTATCATGATACTCACTTATTAGTCTCATTATAGTTTATCCTATATTTACTCTTCTGACTCTGTATCAGAAGGTTTGCCCATAGTAGATGCAATTTCTATTTTTCTAGCATCTATAGCGGCTTGTAATTTATCTGCAATAACACCATCAAACTGCTTATTAGCAGTAACATTATCGCCTTTTCCAACATTATCAATTAATTCTTCAATACTCATTATCATATTCTCCTAGTATATATTTATAATATTTTATAAGTCAAGATCAAGATCGTCGTCATCTTCTAAATCTTTTTCTGCACTAATCTGGTCTTCCATTTCTTTTATGGCATCATCATCCATTTTAAGGACATTCTTTCTGATCCATTCATTAGAAACATACTTACCAGAGTATTCGTCTACTGTTCCTAGCATATCAAATCTTTCTCTCATCATCTCAGATTCTTTTAACTCGGAGAAGTAGTTATCTTCTATAAAGTCATATGCAATATACGTCTTCCATTCATTCCAATCTTGTGTAGTAATAATACCTTTAAGAATCAACTGTGTCTTTAGTAGCTGATTAAACATATCACTAAATCTTTTTCTAAGTCGGTCAATAAATTTCTTAAATTTAATCTCATCCCTAGTAATTTCACTACTTCTACCTAAAGTAAACTGATTTTCTTGTTCTAATCTATTTACTGGAACATTAAGCGATTTATATAATTTCTTTTGGAAGTATATAATATCATCAATCTGCCCAAGATTCTCACCGCCAGGCAGTGTAGAAATTTCAGTACCTCTTCCACCTTCTCTACGCGGTAAGAAGAAATCTTCCAACATTGACATATGCTTTCTATCATCTTTGATATCGCCAGTCTTTGCGTCATATACCAATTTATTTCTATATTGACTCATAATACCCTTAAGGTATTCTTCTGCTTTACCCTTAGGTAAGTTACCAACATCAATATAAAAGATTCTTCGTTCTGGCGCTCTACTAATTCTGTAGATAACCAATGAATCTTCCATCATGCGAAGTTGGTTAACAGGTTTAATTGCTTTATGCAAGTAAGATAGTATTCTCTTTCTCTGTGGATCCAACATACCAGAAGTCGCATAACATATAGCGTCTGGATGTATCTTTAATCCCTGGCCAGCACTACTCATTTTAGTGTCTTGGAATAAAAAGTACTCTTCCTGTTTCTTAATAATTTTTGCCCCAGTTTTAGGGTCTTGTTCTTCTTCGATTTCTTTGACCTTTCTTAATTTAGTTGGGTCAATATATCGTAATTCTTTAATACCATTCTTTGGTGATTTATCATCAATAATGATATGATAAGGTAATCTTCCATCCACATACCACTTTCTGAATATATCATGTGCGTATGAGTTAAAATTTAGTAACCTTAATATTGTTTCAAATTCATTCTTAACAGATTCTTTAATCTTATCAGAAATTTCTAATTTGTCAAGAATCAGATTAATTGGAGCCTCGTCGTTATCTCCTACAATAGATTCATTAATAATATCTTCGATCGCAGCATCGCACTCTGGTTGAGATGCAATATCACGATACTTAAAAATTAAATCAACTTCATTCTTGGCCTTATCACCATCTAAATCAAGATACGCACCAAAGTGACCGCCAGTAGTAATAACACCGCTGCCGTCTTCGTCCGTATTAGGTACAAATGAAGGCCTGATAGGTTCTTCATTACCTTTTCTTTTTATTTCAAAACCAAAAAAATCTGCCATATTTATTTCCTCAAATAATATCAGGAGGGGAACTAAATCCCCTCCATCTATTACTATTTATACATCAAATTAAGATGTAGTATCAGACTCCCAATATTGAACCTGTAGTTCAACAGTAAACTCCTCAATTGCATTCTCACTATCATAAGAAAGTTCGATTGCACTTAGATTTGTTGGGAAAGTTCCACGGATATCATACTTCTTAGTGACTTCTCCAGCTTTATTTAATTGTTCTACAATCATGTCAGCCTGATAATCAGTAGGATTAGATAGTCCAGTGTTTTCGTTATGGTTATTGATACCATTCATCCATCTTTCAAATGCGCCACGAACCGTAAAGTCAACATCATTAATAATGGTTATTGACCATGGCTCAAAGGTTCTATCACCTGCAATCTGTAACTGTCTACCACGGAAAGGTACCATGATAGGTGAAATTACAGATGCTGGCATCTGAGCACCTTTACATAAGAAAGAAGTTAGTTCAACATCGCCTTGAGCATAACTTGGAAAGTTACAAGTAACTTTGAACATGTTAGCACGAGCGCCACCTCCAACTAATTTGGATTTAAAATCATCTACGCCTAAAATTGCCATTTTCTATTCTCCCTTATACGCCAGAGATTTCAGAGAAATCTACGCCGGTTCTTGTTGCCACAAAGTTAAGAGTGATGAAGTTAATAGACCTTGAAGGCTTGATAAAAATATCAGCCACAAAACTATTAGCATCAATTACTTGACCTGTGTTGTTAGTTTCATCACATACAACTGTAAAGTCTGTTACACCCCTACGACCTTTTACATCACGTAGGAATGGCTCAATTAAGTTTCTGAATTGTGCACGAGTAAACTCGTCATTGAATTCAAATAACTGTGCTTCAGCAGCTGTTGAAATTGCTTTTTCTAATACAATAAATAATCTTCTTACATTGATTCTATCGAAAGCAGATGGTCTCTTAAGCAAAGTTTTATCACCGAATAGAACCGTACCTTGACCAGGTAAAGATACTATTGGGTTAATTCTACCTTTATAAAGAGTGTCTCTATCAGCCTTAGTAGGATTAAATGCCAACTTAGTGATACCAAGTAATTGACCTCTGTTCACACCAGCAGGTGAGAACCAAGCATCAGCTACATTATCAGTATTAGCACATAAACCTGCCTGATGTCCTGCAGCACCAATCCAACGATATACATCGTTATACTTATCGTATACATAAACCGCAGTAGAATCTACAGCAGCGTATGAAGATGATGTTATAGCAGCACCAGCCGCATTCACCCATGCATTAACAGTAGTTGCTGGATCAGCAGCATCTCTGGAATCTTCAATAGGTGGTGAGATAAATGCCATACAATCTTTTCTATTTTTAGCAATTGTGATTAATTTTTCAGCAATTACTTTACTATTATCAGCATCTGGATATGCAAAAAGTAAATTTACATCTACTGTTTCTGCATCTGCAAATAATTCCAAACCAACCTGGATCTCGCCAGGTGTTACGTTTTGGTTATCATCTGTTCCGCCAGATAGCGAGTTAGTAATAGCAGCGGTTACGGTAGTGTATGTAGTAGTGCCAGAAACAGCATTTCCTGCATCAGTTAAACCCGTAGGTGCTGCCAAAAATCTAATATATTCAGATCTTGCATTAATTACATCTGCGTAGTAGTTAGAACTACCATCAGATGATTTTGCATCTGAACCCTGTGATAAGAATTCAAATGTTTCTAGGATTGTGCCCTCTTTACCGGACCACGCCCCGTCTTGGTCGATTACGACTATGTGAAGTTCATCTGCAGCATTAGTTTTACCTAAATCCTCAGCGAAGTCAGAAGTGTCAGGAGCGGCACTAAATTCACCTGCATAGGCCCAACCAGTAAATGCCGTAGCATTTGCAGGACAGACTGATACCTGTAAACTATTGCCTAAATCACCTGGGTATTTTGCTACCCAAGCCCCTTCACTTGTACTTCCTAAGTTGAGTGCTTCATAATCAGTTTCATTTCCCACAAAGAGTCCACCACCAGCTACTGTAGCATTATCATGCCCAGACTTAGCTCGAACTACTTTGAGAGCGCCACCATACTTCAAAAATGATGCCGCTGTGAGGAAATGTTTATAAGTATAGGTATCGGGTGTTCCGAATGTAGCTGCTAGTTCTTTCTCCGAAGTTACAGTTACAATCTCACCAACCGGTCCCCAATTAAATGACCCAGCCGTTCCGCCAATAGAACTTGCTACCGCAGGTACTACACCTGTTGCATCAATTTCTTTTACCTGAACTCCTGGTGATACTTGAAATGCCATCGCTTTATCCTCTCATTGAGTTAGTTAATATGTTGTTCATAATACGAATTTTCACTACTATTATTTATAAATAACCAAAACCTAACGAAGTAACTTGTCAAAGGCATCACCTTCAAACCATAAGTTATCATCACCAAGCATCTTCTCGCCCTTAGGAGTTTCCTCTGTATCAGGTATAAAACCAAAAGGCAACATATCGTCTTGTATTGCCGCTAGTCGTTCTCTATACAACATATCTTTCATATTAATATCCGAAATACCTTCGAATATATCAGTAGTAACGAACCATGCAAACATTACTAAATTCATCATTAAATCATCATGGTTAGGTGCAATAGCACAATAAGAATTACCTTTACTTACAAAAGTACTCATTTCTACTATGGTATTAGCATCTTTAATTAAAATCTTTTTCTGTTCTATTAAATCTTTTACAGTAGAACAACCAATTCTTTTTACTCTACGTGTCATAGTTGCACCTAGAGCATTAGCTTTAATACTAGACTCTACAAACATATTTTCGTATTCTAAGTCATAATATAGACCATTACACACTACAGCTCCTTGGTCATTACTTTCTATAATTACATATGCTTTATTATAATGGTTGGCATATTTATAAATTATATCAGGTAATAACATTGGTGATATATTATTATCTCTAAAAGTGCACACCTGTTCAAATGGTCTGGTAGTAATATCTATAATATTAAAGGTTGAATAATCCTGTCCCCTACCTTTGGCAACATCCACAGTCATTACATAATCGTGTTCCTGCTTTGGTAAATCATATATGTATATATTCTCTTTATATTCTATCGGATCCAATGATTTTTGTGCAAGTAAATGATTAGCTTCTATAAGTGTATTACCCCGTCCATGGAATGTATTACCGAATTCTTGCTCAAACTGTAGTTCAGAAGTATTTGATACAGTTTCTTTTTTCCATTTTTCATCACGTCCTGGCACGTCCCACCAGTCAACACGAAAGGGTTTATACTCATTAGTTCCCTGCGAAGCACCTTCCCATATCTTATGATATACGTTACCAATACCATTAGCAGTAGAAGTAATAATAACCTTAGTATCTTTACCAGAAGATACAACAGGATATGTAGATGTATAAAACTGTGCGTCATTCTCTACGAATGCAAACTCATCAAGAAACAGTAGATTAATAGATAGACCACGAATAGATGAACCAGATGTAGCAGCTGCCATAATCTTAGAATTATTTGAAAACTCGATCGACCCCTTGTTTAATGCTTTACAACCTGGTTGTAAAAAGAATGGTAGATTTTCTAGTGCAAGTGTTACTCTTGCCAACATTTCACGGGCAGTTGCGCCCTTATTAGCTAAGATAGCAATATTCTTTTCTGGGTGAAAACATGCATACCAAAGTAGATATACAACAGATGAAATAGATTTACCAGACTGTCGACATGCTAAAACAATACTAAATCTACTATCATTAAAGTGATGAAACATCTTTTCTTGATATGGATATAAGTTAAATGGCACAAGACCTTCATCTAAAGAAATGACTTTAATATAAGTACGTGCGAAGTACGCAGAATCCTTCATGCATTTAGCATACTCCTGTACTTCTTCTTTAGTAAATTCTGTTTCTACGCCGTCTCTTTTAACAGAAGGATTGCCTAGATAACCAAATTCGCTATTCTTTATCCTCTGCATGTTCTATAATCTTCTCATTATCTTGTGCTAGTAGCCTTTGGAGATCGGTTGTAGAACCAACAAACACATTATTATTAGTAATACGTTTCTGTTCTTCCGACTTTTCGTCCTTATTTAGTTCTTTCTTACTTTTCTGTAAGGTCATAAGTTTTTCGGTAGTATCTCCTAAATTCTTAATAGTAGTAGATAGTACTTCAAAGGCCCTGGGGTGTTCAGACTCTCTCGCCAACTCAGCAAGAACATCGAGAGAACCCACTCCAGTTTTAATTAAATTTTTATATGTTTCTCGCGAGAATTCATAATCATCTTTTATGTCTTTATCTATCTTTAAAGGTCTGTCTTTAGCGACAGTAGGTAGATTTTTCTCCAGAGAGGCTTTTAATTTATCTTTTTTGTCCATAATTATATCCATAACAATTAAGTAATTGTAGTTGTAACTGTATAGTTATCATCCTCATCTGCACTTGATGGATCAATAGATAGTTGTATATTTTCTAATATTTCTGAACCACCAGTATCACCATTAAGGTCAATATTAATGCCTCTAATAACACCTTGGTTACCAGTAGGGCCAAAGAATTTCATTTTCATTGTAAAGTCTAATTGATATATAAGAGCTCTTCTTGTAAGAAAATCACCTTCATAGTCATCACTAATAGTAACCCCAGTTAATATAATTGGAACATCTTGATTATAATTAAAACCACTTACAGGTAAAATGGAAACTGTGTATTCTGGCTGAAAATACGGTAATATCTGTTCTACTACTTGTAATCCATCATCTTGATTCTTTGCCATAACATATAATGACATATTAATATTATAAGCAACTTGATGTTTTATTGTCTTCTTTTTATTTACATCAGACGCATGAGATTCTGTAATTGTATTACGTTTAGATAATTTTTGAGTAGAATCCAATTCTAATGATGTAATTTCAAATGCCATTCTAGGCATTTTTATTGCCATAGATGCATCTGTACCAGAATCTTGGTCAATTCTAGCTAAAAACTTCTGTTTAGGACCATATGCAAGTGGTACTTTAATTTGATTAAGAACTGTACCATCAGATTTAGTTCTAATAACATTTATATTATTAAAGATAGTACCAAAGACCGCTACAGCCTTTCTCATAGTTGAATGATAGAAATGATTACCAAACATTAGTAAGTCTCCGATGGGTCGCCAAACGGATTGGTTTCAGTAAAGTCTAAAATTCCATCCGCTTCAATTTCAAATTCATAATTTCTTGCAGCATTATCTAATGTAAATGATTGTTCATCTGCTATATCATATGTATTAATAATGAAACAAGTATTATTACTTTCTGCGCCTACAACACCAAGGGTATTTGATGTAGTGAACTCTCTCATTTCACCACTTGAACCTGTTACACCTATATTAATTACAGTAATATCTGCTGAAGTAGTGGATAATTTATCTATTGAAGATATTGTTCCAGAAACAATAATTGCAGGAGTATCACCATCTTCAGCGACCAATGTTTGTGATATTACCTCACCTTTAGTAAAGTGTGCATCTGCAGTTACAGATACTCTTAAAGTGGTTTGATATGCATTTAAAGCGGCTAAATTGTCTATATCACTTACACCAGTATCAATCTGTTCTTCACTATATTCAAAGAGTGAGCAAGTTAGTTTATAAACTGGTAAATTAGATAATTGGTAGAATGGTTGTTCATGTTCTACAAATGTAATTTCAAAGAAAGAATTAGATAAAGGTAAGAATATTAAATCACCCTCTTTAGGTTTAACTGAAGTTAAATTATTATTATATAAACCTATTAATCTTTCCCACTGGCGCTTAGAAATAATAAAATTAGCTTCATCTCTAATTTCTAGGCCAAACTTCTGGTATAAATCACCCGCCCCTTCAAATCCGTCTTGGTTTTCTATGTATGCTTCAATCAAATACGCATCATCGAATGAGGACGCAGGGTCTTCATTTAAAATATCATCTCTACTTACTAGGGTTCTAGGGATATAATATACATCTTGTCCAAAGATTTTGAGTGATTCAATAACCAGGTCTTCGTACAGATTCTGTTCTGATCTGACTGCCTGACTGAAATATACATTTCTAGGCATTTTTTATCCCGTATAGAAATCGACTGGTTGTTCCCAATTCAATCTGACTTCTTCAGTTAATTTTTCTAATTCCTGTGTGGCGTCTTCAAATAATTGTCTACCATTAAACTGTACTCCGCCTGGCATAGTCATACCTTCAAACTTTAGTAGGTTCTGGCCCCATTGCAGTTTAATTAGTGCTGAAGCATATCTTTTTAAGTAATAATCGTTCCATACATCAGTAAATGTATTAGGATCAATAATTCTATAACACTCAACAACTATATACTGATCTACTGCAACTTCATTAGACCAATCCATATCAATTCTTAATTGGTTTTTATGTCTTTCAAATGAAATATGTTTATCATCAGAATCCATTAGTATATCAAGTAGAGATAACCACTGTTGGGTCATTTCGTAATCTACCAATGAACCTAAGAAGCCAAGATTATAAACATCATTTAAGTGTATCTGATACTTAACATCAAATAAACTATTTGTTGCCATTGTATCTCTGATAGGCATGACACGAACTACATCAGTCACAAGATCAGGCACTGAAATATACCCATTGGTCATATCATCTGATGTAACCTGATGTTTTAAATATACTTTTTCAATTGCGTCAGAATGATAAGTTTGATAGAACTGTAAAGCTTCATCTACTCTATCGTCAACTTGATCATCATCCACATTAATTTCAACAACAGGTGCGCCTAAGCTTCTGAGGCAATAATCTATGAATGTTTGTCTTGAATTTGGTTTAGCCATATTACTATTTATACCCTAGTTGCAAGTCCATTAGAGTCGACCTCTAATTCATGTAAATATAATATATCACCATCTGGACTATCTATTTTATTTGTGCTGATTCTAATATTGTCTGGATTTAATGAATCGTGTAAATCTTTATCTAATGATTCCATTAATAATCCTACTATTACGTTATCATTATCTGAATCATATATCACCCAAAACTTATCTGCTGCTGTTATTAATTCATCCATTTTTTATCCTATGTATGCGTAGATTTCTACAGAAACCGCGCTTCCGCCAGTTAACCCAGTTCTAGCCGAATTAAACCATATCTCAAAAGTTTGACTTGCAGGGTAATAACTGTCTGAGCCGTATCTATGATTTATGGAAACTTGTATGGCGTTATTGCCATAATCTTTGTGATCTGTGTAAGCACCACTATTTGGAGCATGTCCCATAGCCGGCCCGAGTGGAATCTGATGTCTTTGATTAGAGTTGGAACTATAAGTAGTAAACCAAAATCTATCTGTTAGTCGGTGAGCTAGGTAATCTCCACCACCAGCACTTACATCATATGTATATACTCTAAAGTACATTGGCATGCCTGTAGTAGAAGAAGAACTGGCTCCAGGAATCCAAGATTGTAGTTGGGATCTTGTAGTAAACGGGTACCATGTATTAGCCGAAAAGTTACCTCTCATAGAGAAATGTGCTACATGATGATTATAATATCCTGCTGCAGATATTGACCCCCTGTTTGCGCTTGTTCCAGCATCATTGTTACTTACATCATACCCACCATTTGATCCAGCATTTGTGCTCCATGCATTAGAAGTTGCAGCTGGTGCTGTGACTTCTACTACCTTATGCCCAGGATGAGGCGAGTCTTGTACTCCGGCCTCCCCCACGGACAAATCTCCAGCATAATTAAGTGTCATTGCTTGAGTTGGATTAGCATTATTTGCCGTCCAGAAGTTTAATGCACCGTATTGTCCGGCGGCTCTTTGCTCTGCCTGTACCATTGCAATCCAACCAGCACCACTCGAAAATTTCTGATTTATATGAGAAGGGTTAGCATTAACTGTAGTTGCTAATTCTAATTGTGTTACGGTGGTATCAGCTTGTGTTGAAGTTTGTAGATGAAGCCTTGCACTTGGAATTGCAGTTGTTCCAATACCAACGTTGCCAGTAAATCCATGAATAAACATTACTTCGGCCGGAGTAGTATTATTTAATTTAGTTTTAAATGCAATACTCCCAGAGTAGCTACTTGCATTTAAAGACCTGCCATAGTTTTCTATAGTAAGTCTTTCTGCACCTGATGTGTATTGTACTAATGCTCCATAAGTTCCTATCGCTTGAGATGCTAGTTCTAGGGTAGAAGTATAAGGTGATGTACCTGATTCATAAATAATAACCCTAGAATCAGACGCATCTTTGATGTATAGATTTGCTGCAGCTGGTATAGCCTGGCCTCCATTTCCTATGGAAACATTACCCACCGCATCAATCATCAATTTTGAATTAGAAGTAGCAAGCGGACTTGCTCCTGTAGATGCACCTTGCAATATATGAAAATCACCATAGTTACTATCAGCAGGTCCAATAGCCCAATCTCTTACTCTTGCATCATTCGTACTTGTGGTAGACATTACTAGCATAGGAGCAGTTGCATAAGTGTTAGTGTTACCTTCTATATTAAGTATACTAGCTGGATTATTTGTGCCGATACCAACTTTGCCGTCCGCTTTTATTATTATCATTTTTGTAGTAGCGTTAGTATCATATATTACGAAGTCGCCAGGATTATATACATTAGCTCCTACTCTCCACGCCTGTCCTGAGTAGCCAAAATCCATAGTCGGTCCAGAAGCACCACTACCAGACGCTTGG